CAGGTAGAGAAGCATTGCAATTTGCGGCAAACAGGTTTGATACTGATAGACAAGCTAGATTTGCAGGAGAAGATGCAAGAAGAGCAGGTTTTACAACAGCAGAAAGTGCAAGATTACAGGGATATGAGACAGACCAAGCTAGTAAATTAAGAGCATCAGAGCGATTAGCAGAATTAGCACCTTTGGCACAAGGATTAACTGAACAAGCCGCATCAGGATTGATTACAGCAGGTCAGGCAGAAAGAGATTTAGACCAAAGAGCTTTAGATATGGCATATCAAGATTTTTTGGCACAACAACAATTTCCCTTTGAAATGTTAAATTTTGCACTTGGTGCCTTACAAGGTATTCCTTATGAAACCTTAACAAGAAGTCAGGCTGAGGGACAACAATTTATGCAACAGCCAAGTATATATGGACAAACCCTTGGTGGTCTAGGTTCATTAGCAAGTCTTTATGCATTAAGTAGGAGGGGTTAAAAATGACCGCTGAAGAACTTATAAAAGCATTAGGGGTTGCAAACCAACAGAATTTACAAGGCGGTGCATTGGGAGGTGTTATAAATCAATTAGCGCCTAGTAGAGAACCAATAGACCCTGCATTATTAGCATTAATAGGTTTTTCAGAATTAGGTGCAAGGTCAGCAAGACCGGGTGCAACATTGGTTGGAGCAGGTTCTGAGGCATTAGGTACTGTTGCCAAAACATATTTACAAGATAAAAGGGCACAAGAGAAGGCAGATTTAACTAGGGCAACAACTGCGATTTCTTTAGCAACACAATTAGGTAAACCAAAGACAGAAAAATTATATACATTTACAAAACCAACAACAATAGATGGTGTGTCTTATAATAAAGGCGACACAAAATTTTTCACGATGAAACAATTAAATAATTTAGACCCATCAGTAAAAAGCAATATTGTTACTTATTCAGCACCAAAAGATTCAGAAATAAAGACGTACGTAGGTCAATTTGATGGAAACCTTTATTATAAAACTGGACCAAATAAAGGTAAGAGAGTTGAAGATGATAGTGGTAATTTTATAAATTACGATAAGGTAGAACAATCTAGTATTGGTAAAGATGAAACAAAAGTTAATATTTTTGAAAAGAAAGATGATGCTAAACCAAAACAAGATGCTGTATTTGCACCATTGAATTTAAAACAGAAAGAAAACTTTATTAAAGTTAAAGATAAATACCAAACCAAACAATTTGTGAAAGATTATAACGACAAATTAGGTCATATGGATAATGTTTTTACTGCATATAATCAAGTTTACGAATTAGATAGACCGGGTGCTGGTGATTTAGCACTTATATTTAGTTTTATGAAAATGTTAG